AGCGGTTACAACAGCAAACAAAAGATTGCCTAACCTATCCACAAACACAATCCATCCCATGCATTACGTCACTCTAGCTCAACACGATTCAATCCTTCAGGAAGCGCGATTCATCGGTCCTTTCACTAACTATGAAGACGCAAAAGACTACGCTGACGATGAAAACCACAAGCTAAGTCTGCGAGGGATTCCATCCTGGGTTGCCTCCTTTTATGTCACTGACTAACACCCAAAGCTCCGGTTAACAGCCGGGGCTTTTTTAGTGCCCACAAATTCACAATCACATGCACATGGACGCACCACAAGACATCTCCATGAACAACCCATACATGGACCCATGCGATGCACCTTGGACCAATGAATATTGGGAAAGTCGTAAACCTAAATGGTTAGAAGATGACGAGTCAGATGAATGGCTCTTAGAAGATGCACTGTTTGGTGTCATCTAAAACCCAAACATTACCACAAGGACGTACACCTATGCCACCAAGGGGACGCAAGGTAGGACCACAAAAGAGCAGCATCTTTGCGGGAAAGCATGTACCAAAGCGACAAACATTCCCTGAATGGATGTTAGCGCAAGAACGTGCCAAAGCAGAAGCTGCCAAACGTGTGGGACATCAAGTCACATGAAAGCAAACATTCATGCCATTCTCACTGACTGTATTGAACGTGCAATCAATCATGCCCTGATCAATCATGATGGGGACATTGAACACAAGGATGGACTGCAACAACGTCTGGAGAATGAGATCTGGTTGAACCTTGATCAATACTTTTTCTTCGATCAAGTATGGACGAGGTGACGCTTACATTCACAACAGAAGAACTCACGCTACTGCGTAACACATTACGACTCAGATCTGCCTACAAACCCTATGGGGAAATATTGGGGCATGTGATCTGGAAACCTTACATGGACACCTTATTGCACAAACTCGAATCTGCACTTCATGACTGAACCCAAGGACACAGATTGGATGATCCTCAATGCAATCGATTGTTGGTTGCATTACTTCCCTGATCACCCAAGGACTGAGCAATACAAAGAGCTCCGTCAACGCTTCGAGAAACCCATACAAGAGCCTGCTAAAGAAAAGGAAATAGAACCCCAAACTCCTCGCCGTCAGGCCAATACCGGTAAATCCCAACCCACCACCCGCAAAGCATGACCCTCACAAGGCCATTGCCAAAGGTCTACGAAGTGACCTTAAGTTCAGGCACTAGATACTTGCTAGCGCCCGACTCAGAGACTGCTGCATGGTCAGCCCTTGAGTTGTCCCATGAACGCAATGACAAACTGTTAAATGTAAAGCAATGCGATGAGTGGTAAGTATTTCCCCAACAACTACGAGTCTTTTAAGAACGCACCAGACGACGCCTTCATCCCTCACACCTTTGAGGAAGTCATGACCTGGAAAGTCGCTGGATGGGAACTGCCGGACTCGGTGTGTTGTGTGATCCGCGTGTCCAACCTTAAGAGCAAAAAGGTTGAGGAGCTGGTGTATCAACGCCACAAATCAGCCCAGAAGAAAATCGACCAACTGCTGCGGGAACCAGACATCGAGTTTGTTGTCTGTGACCACGAAGCCATCCACCACCTAACCCCTTGCGATGAGTAACACCACCTACGAGCGCCGTCTCCAACAACTGATCGAGGAACTTATGCAACATCCGCATCGACATGAGCTTGCTGCCTTGATGCAGGAGCAGCTTGCCGATGATACGTTTGTACTTCCAACGAAGCAGTCGTGATGCTATTCGCTGCCGGGCCGCTGTACCTTGGCCTCAAATCTGACGCATTTTGGGATTTTTGGGTCGAGCGAGACACGTTATGTGTCCACCTTGGCAACGTTTGTCTAGAGTGGGACTGTTGCACCCGCTCACTTGGATCCACTCCGCCGTCAACGCACCAACCCACAGATCGAGCGGCTGCTCAAAGCCATCAACCTGCTGCGGGTTCTGGATAGGGAAATGCCCGCGTCGGTGATTGCCACCTTTCTCTATGTGGCAAGCCATGACAACTGCCACAAGCAGGCCATGGAAGAGGACATCAATCAAACCGTGGCATCAGGCAGTCGCAACACCGACTGGCTGGCCCAATACCACCGGCTCAACAAGCCAGGGATGAACCTCATCACCAAAGAGCAAGACCCGACCAACCGCCGCAGGTTGGTGCTGCGTCTGACCCCCAAAGGGAAAGACCTTGTCAACCAACTGGAAGACATCCTCTATGGAGATCAAAACCTGGGGCCAAGCCCTTGACTACACCTTCTCAACGCGCCACAGCTGGCGCCACGGCCCTGGCCGCAAGACCGCAGCCATCAACTCGGGCCACTTCACCCGCATGCGGGGACTCTCGTTCCCGGTGGGCAAGATCACCCAACCGATCCTCAGCCAGGTCTCGATTGAGCTGGAGGAGGAGGGCAAAAGCGATGCCACCATCAACCGGGTGGTCTCAGCGGTGAGCACCGTGCTCAACCACTGCTCCTTTGATGGCTTGATTGCAGCGCCGCCCAAGTTCAGGCGCCGCAAGGAATCAGAGGGCCGCATCCACTTCTTCAGCAAAGACGAGGTGGAGCAGCTCTGCCAAGCAGCCTGTGATCCCTTCGAGCGGGGTGATCTGGCCGACATCATCCGCGTGGCGGCCTACACCGGCATGCGCGAGGGCGAGCTGCTCAAGCTCAAGGCCAAGGACATCGACCTGGGGCTCAACGTGATCCATGTGGGCGGACGCCCGGATGTGGTCACCAAAGCCGGGAACTACCGCAGCATCCCGATCCATCCCCAGATCCAGTCGATCCTGGCCAAGCGCATTGAGCTGGCCCCGGCCAATGTGGCGGTGCTTGGTGATGATTGGGCCAACAAAGATCAGCTGTACCGCAACTTTGTCAAGGTGCGCCAATTTATTTGGAGAGCCGACAAAGAGGCCTATGTCTTTCACACCCTGCGCCACTCTTTTGGCACCTGGGCGGTGGAAGCAGGCGTCCCGCTGATCACACTCAAGGAGCTCATGGGCCACAAGCGCATCGAAACGACGCTGCGCTACTCCAAGGTCACCGACCAGGCCCGCACCGATGCGATCAACCGCATCTAACCTGCTCTAAGCGCGACTAGTACCCCCTGTGATAGGCTCCTACCGCAGCGGGCAAGACCCAGTTCTCACTGAGTCCAATCGCTGGAATCCCCACGCGGATGTGGCGGAATTGGTAGACGCGCTAGTTTCAGGTTCACTCGCGTAAAGAATCCTTGAGTGGAAAGGCCAGCTCTTCGGGGCTGGCTTTTCTTTTGCTGACACCCATCCACTTAAGGATGGGTCTATTTCCTGGTTCTAACTCGCATTCTCATTGTCTGACTGCCTATGCCAACCCCCGCTCAAATCGATGAGCAGATCCAATTGGAACGAGAACAGATTCGACAAGGGCTACAGAAGCTGCACACCAACACCCGCCAATTAGAGGAGCGGAGCTATGCCAGCGCATCGGTGTATGGCATCACATCCATCGAGACCCTGATTCCCAAGGTTGCGGAGCGGATTGATGCCACCAACAAGCGCATCCATGAGGGACATGTTGGTCGCTCCTTCAAGGAGATCCACCAGTACCTGGCCCCCTTGGAAGCCGACGCCGCTGCTGCCATTGCCACCAAGGTCACCTTCGACAAGGTGTTCAGCGTCAAGCCGGTCAACAGCCAGGTGCAGAACGTCACAGACTCAATAGGACACGCTATTGAGAATGAGTGCATGCTCAGGCACTACGAGGCCAACGTTCCTGGCCTATTGCGGGTGCTCAAGGAGAACTACTGGCACCGCTCCATCGGAACCCAGCAGAAGGTCAAGGTCATCAGCACCTTGATGAATCGCTATGAGGTGCCGCATTGGCAGTCCTGGGGCCGCATGAACCGGGTTCGTCTGGGTGGGTGGTTGCTGGACTGCATCTGCGAGGCCTCCCACTGGTTTGGGGTTGAGACCAGGCAGGAGGGAAGGAAGACGGTCAACTACGTCGTGCCGACCCCTGCGTTCTTGACGATCAAAGAAGAAGTCATGGCAACCGCTGAGCTGTTCAGCCCATTGGCCTGGCCGATGCTGGTGGAGCCCAACGACTGGAGCAACAGCTGCCAGGGGGGATACCTGCTGAACGAGGTGATGAAGGGCCATCACATGGTCCGCCGGGGCGACCCCTGCCGTATACAGGGGGAAACACCCATCGAATTTTTGAACACGATTCAGAAAGTGGCTTACCGCCTCAACCCTTTCATTGTTGAGGTTGCAGAAGCGCTGTTAGAGCAGCGCATTGCAGTCGGTAAGTTCATCCCGATTGTCGAGGTGCCCCTGCCACCGAAACCGGTGGACATTGCAGACAACTATGACTCCCGCAAGGCGTACCGCAGAAAGGCTGCGGAGGTGATGAACATCAACGCCCAAGCTTTCCGTCGTTCATGCCGCACACGCATGACGATGAATGCTGTTGAGATCTTCAAAAACCGAGAGAAATTCTACATCCCATGGTCGTTTGACTACCGGGGTAGGGCCTATCCGATCCCAGCGTTCCTGACACCACAGGACACAGACTTTGGCAAGAGCCTGCTGCGTTTCCACGAGGAGTCGTACATGACACCAGAGGCGGAGGAGTGGTTGGCCTTTCAGGTCGCCACCACCTATGGCCTGGACAAAGCGACGATGGATGAGCGTCTGTCTTGGACGCTTCACAATCACAACTTAATCAGCCGCATTGCCACCAACCCACTGGATACTATTCCTGAGTGGGAGGCTGCAGAGGAGCCTTGGCAGTTCTTAGCTGCCTGTGAGGAGTACTACCACTGCGTCATTGCTTGCGACCGTCATCACACCGGGTTAATGGTGGCTACCGATGCCACCTGCTCAGGTCTACAGATCCTCGCTGGATTGGCCCGTGATGCCTCTACAGCACGTCTTGTCAACGTGTTGCCAGGTGATAAGCCTCAAGACGCTTACAAGGTCATTGCGGAGGCTGCTAGGCCCCATGTACCGGAGTCGGTTCAACCCCACATGGATCGCAAGGTGACCAAGCGCACCGTGATGACCGTCCCCTATAACGCCAAACCATTCTCCAACCGTGGCTACATCCGGGAAGCGTTGAAGGAGAAAGGAGTCGAGATCGAAAAAGAGGATCTCACTGCCACCGTCAATGCGGTTAGAGACGCGATGAATCGCATCGTGCCTGGTCCCATGCAAGTGATGCGTTGGATTGAGCAGGAGGTCGCCACTGCGATCAACAACGGAGCCACCAAGCTCACCTGGACAACCCCATCGGGTTTTGTTGTTAATCAAAAGCTGATGAAGCGCGACCTGAAGAACGTGGAACTGCAGCTCCTAGGACGCTGTCAGATCAAAGTGGCTGTTGGGGACACCGATGAGGTGGACCTGAACCACCACAAAAACGCCACAGCTCCCAACCTGATCCACTCGCTGGATGCCTCGCTTCTCCACTTATCAACCTTGAGGTTCAATGCTCCCATCGCGTTGATCCACGACTCAGTGCTTTGCAGAGCTACTGATATGGGAAACCTATCCACATTGGTAAGGGAAACCTATATGCACTTGTTTGCAGAGCACAACTACCTAAAGGATTGGGCCAACCAAATTGGTGCCCAAACTGAACCACCAATCATCAACACACTGGAACCCCAGTCGGTGATTGAATCCACCTATTTCTTTTGTTAATGGCTAATACAATTTATGTGACCCAAAAGCCTGTGGTCCTGGACGGATATCAGGCCGTGATGAAGCCAGGCAAGTTTGGCTACTCACTGTCTGCAATTGTCGAGGACGAGTCGTTGATTGAACGCCTCGAACAGGACCGGGAGGAGGCACTGAAATGGTGTGAATCGAAGCTCAAGAATCCCAAACGAGCTACGAAAAAACCAGAACCCTGGGAGGAAGTAGAAAAGGGCAAATACCAGCTGAAGTTCTATTGGAAAGACAACACGCGACCCTCTGTGGTCGACTCAGAGGGGACACCCGTCACGGATGAAGCGACCCCCCTGTTTGGAGGAGCACAGGTCAAGCTGGCGTTCCGTCACAAACCCTATGTGATGGAGTCGCTGGCAACGTATGGCACCTCCTTGAAGCTTGTGGGAATTCAAATCATCTCGCTGAAGACATCGGCTGGTGTCGATACAGGTGACTTGGATGACACTGAAGTCGCTGCCATCTTTGGTCAAACTCAGGGATATAAGTCAAACGATCCCAACGTCACTCCGACTCCTGAGGCAGACGACGACGAGTTCTGATGAAGTATCGCTCAGGCTTGGAGCAGCAGGTCGCTGATCTGCTCTCCAGCTTGAAGGTGAAGTTTGAATATGAATCAACGAAAGTCCCATACATCCTGCAATGCAACTACACCCCTGACTTTCTTCTACCGAACGGTGTCTTCCTCGAGACCAAAGGTCGGTTGACAACTGATGACCGTAGAAAGATGTTGGAGGTAAAGCGGAGCAACCCTGACCTAGATATTCGCTTCGTCTTTCAAGCACCATATAACAAGATCAATAAGAACTCAAAGACTACCTACGCAGCCTGGGCTGAGAAGCACGGGTTTCGATGGTGTGCCTTCCATTCCATCCCCATTGACTGGCTTACATGATCTCTGAACACAAGTACGGAACAGCCGAGTTTTACGCAGAACAGTTTTCGGACTTTCTTGCTGATGCTCAAGCTGATGACCCCAAGTATGGTGACAATCTTGTCAAAGGCTTTCTACTCGCCATTGATGAATGGTGTGATTACCACAGCGCACAAGTAGATGAATACAACCGACTCAGAGAGCGAGTTCGTAAGGCACTTACCGTGTAATCACTGTGGGTCATCGGATGCAAATTCCTTGTACTCCGATGGCCACACTTATTGTTTTGCATGTAACACTTACGACCATACAGAGGACGTTGTTCACAATCACAAAATGGCCACCCATGTCCAAATCCAAGGTTCAGCAGAGCGACTACCCAAGCGACGACTCTCTGAAAAAACCTGCCAAAAATACAAAATCTATCGAGATGGAGACGTTTTACGCTTCTATTATTTCGACAGCGCTGGAATCCTTAAAGGCTGCAAAGTAAAAACTAAGTCAAAGGACTTCAGTTATGAAGGAGAAGTACCAGGCACACTCTTTGGACAACATTTGTTTCCCGCCACTGGAAAACGAGTCGTCATTACAGAGGGAGAACTCGATGCGGCTTCATGTTACGAAGCTATGTCGGGCTGGCCGATGGTTTCTTTACCTAGCGGTGCCGCTGCGGCACGGAAATCGATTCAACGGGCTCTCCCCTGGCTCCAGGGTTATGAGGAGATTGTCCTGTTCTTCGACAATGACGAGGCAGGCCGTAAGGCGACGGAGGAGGCAGCAAGCGTATTGCCACCGGGCAAAGTCACGATCGCTTGCATACAAGGCGATTACAAAGATGCGTCTGACGCCCTCTCTGCCAATGACGCTGAGGCGATTTGTCGCGCTATTTGGGACGCAAAACCTTACCGTCCAGATGGGATCGTTGAAGGGTCATCTCTCCTCGAGCTAGTCACAACTCCATCACCACCCTCCGATCATGACTACCCATTCCGGGGTCTACAAGATAAATTTCACGGGATTCGATACGGAGAGCTTGTTACGATTACTGCAGGATCTGGCATTGGTAAATCCTCATTCTGTAGAGAGCTGGCAACTCACCTTCTCAGTGCCGGAGAACGAGTTGGATACCTGGCTCTCGAAGAGTCAAATCGCAGGACAGCTCTCGGACTGATGTCCGCTGCTGTTGGTAAATCTCTTCATTTAGGTACGCATGAACGATCTACTCTCACCGAAGCTTATCAAGAGACTCTTGCTAACTGGAATCTCTTTCTTTTCGATGGCTTTGGTTCTTATGATCCTGATCTCATCTACAACCGAATTGAATACTTGGCAGCAGGTCTTGATGCGAGGGTCATCTTTCTAGATCACCTATCAATTCTGCTGAGTGGTCTTGATGGTGATGAGAGACGGATGATTGACACGACCATGACCAAGCTTCGTTCACTGGTTGAGCGAACTGGCGTGGCGATGTTCTTGGTATCACATCTACGCCGAACATCAAATGACAAGAATCACGAAGAGGGAGCTCGGGTCACTCTTGGGCAGCTCCGGGGAAGTGCAGCAATTGCACAACTCTCTGACGGAGTTATTGCACTTGAGCGAAACCAACAGTCCTCATCTGAGGGAAATAGTACAACAGTGCGAGTGCTTAAGAATCGCTATTCAGGCGAGGTTGGCATCGCTTGCAAGCTGAGCTACGACCTATCCACTTGTAAGTTTATCGAAAGTGAAGCTGAAGAAGAATTCAACACAAACCCAGACTTCTGACCAGCCATGGGATGACTGTCCTGATCCTTGGAATCTTCAGGGACGACTGCCTATGACACCTGTTTGGAAAGATCCTGAAAAAGCAAAAGAACGTCGGGATCGAGCATTCAATTACTTAGGTCAGTTGGAACGGCCTAAGCCTCCAACTGCTGAAGCAGTTGCCAAAGCTCAATTCAAAGACAAGACCTATCAATGGGTCAGCAAATGAATTTGGTTTTTGATATCGAAACGGACGGTCTATACGATGATGTTACCTGTGTCCACTGTATTGGCATCCACGACCTCGATGCTAACGAGACATACGTGTACAACGACCAAGGGAGTGCTCAGCCGATTACGAAAGGCGTACAACTACTTGAGGACGCCAGTTCCATCATCGGTCATAACATTATTGGTTACGACATTCCTGTTTTACGGAAGCTATTTCCCTGGTTCAATCCCAGTGGTGTTGTTGTGGATACTTTGGTTCTTAGCCGCTTGTACCACAACGATATATTAAAGATCGATCAAAAGAAACGATTCAAGCACATGCCATTGCAGCTACATGGCAGGCATTCGCTTGAAGCCTATGGGTATCGATTGAAGGAATACAAGGGATCCTTTAGTAAAACAACTGACTGGAAAGAGTGGTCACAAGATATGCAGGACTACATGCTCCAAGACGTAATCGTAACACAAAAATTATGGCAACACTTCCAGCCCTACCTGAGTGGGTCACGTTAGAGCATCAGGTTGCTCAGATACTTGTAGATCAAGAACTACATGGATGGTATTTTGATGAGCCATCTGCACGGGAACTTGAATGTTCTCTCCGCAGAGAGCTACACACACTTACTGACGTACTTCGGGACAGGCACCCTTTCGTTGAAGGGTCAGTCTTCAATCCAAAAAGACCTAACAAAACACAAGGTTATTTCACAGGCTGTGAATCAACACGACTGAAGGAGTTCAATCCTACTAGTCGGGACCACATTGCTTGGGTCATGAAAACATTTTACGGCTGGACGCCTACCGAATTCACAGATAAGGGAAAGCCAACCGTTGATGAAGTAGTCCTTAAAGACATTGGGAGCCCAATCGCCTTGGACTTTCTTCGTTGCTTAGAACTGACAAAGCAACTAGGGATGTTGACCGAAGGAGTCAATGCCTGGTTGAAGCTTGTCAAAACAAATCGAATACATCACCACTGCTCAGTGGCTACCAACACTCATCGGTGTGCTCATCGTAAGCCAAACCTTGCTCAGGTTCCAAGTGAGCATGAGTTTAGAAAACTATTCCGTGCTAGCCCTGGTCTTGTCATGGTTGGTGCTGACCTTGCAGGTATTGAGCTGAGGATGCTTGCTCATTACTTGGCTCGATATGACAACGGTCGGTACGGGGACATCCTTCTCAACGGTGACATTCACCAAGAGAACGCGGACAAAATTGGAATTAGCCGTCGCCTAGTTAAGACAGTTACCTACGCATTTTTGTATGGAGCAGGTGATCAAAAGATCGGACTCAGCTATGACCCTCAACTTTCGGAAGAGAAAGCTAGAGCCAAGGGTGCTGAGATACGCCAGGCTTACATGGATGCAATTCCTGGATTGCAGAAATTGGTTGAAGCGGTTAAGCGTAAGGCAAAGGAACATGGTTACGTCAATGCTATTGACGGTCGCCGCATTGCTTGTGACGGCCCTCACAAGGCTTTGAACTATCTATTGCAAAGCTCTGCTGGAGTAATTGCCAAGAGGTGGATGCACCTCACAAATAACCAGCTAGCTCCAATGAAGGCGAAGCAGTTAGCGTTTGTTCACGATGAGCTGCAATATGAATGTCCGCCTGAATCAGCACTAGAACTACAACAACTCCTTGAACAATCTGCAATACAGGCAGGGGAGTATTACGGGCTTAGAATTCCAATTGCTGCCGAAGCCAAGCAAGGAGCAAATTGGAGCGAAGTGCATTAAATGTGAAGCGTATAAATCGTTAGACGCATTTGATCATTATCAAACAGGAGGAGGCAGAAGGAACACCTGTAGAGCATGTCGTAGCGAAATGGCAAAGCTTCGTTCACGACTGAGAAAAAGAAACCCTACTCCTACCCCTGGTCCGTGTCCCATCTGCTCAACATATACAGAGGTATGGATTCTGGATCACTGCCATACATCAGACTCATTCAGAGGTTACATCTGCGATAGATGCAACCGTGGACTGGGCTGCTTTGGTGATAATCCAGAAAACATAAGAAAAGCTCTGCTGTACCTATCCACTAGCGTAGATGCCACCCAATAAGCGCACATCAAAAACAGCAATAGCCCAGAAGAAATTTCAGTCGAGGGCAAGATTCAAACACACGAAACAAGGTCAAGGAAAAAGAAGTTTGGCTTCTCATGGGAGGAAGCTTTCAAGGGGACAAGGAAAATGAGTCTTCTTATTGACGCTGACTTTATTGTCTATAAGTCTTGTGCTGCCAATGAAACTGAGATTGACTGGGGTGATGATGTCATCACAGTAACCAGTAGATTCAGTGATGCCTATGAGATGGTAGAACGAGAACTTTACTCAATTGCAAATGACCTTGGCTGTTTCGACGATACTATTCTTTTTTTCTCTGATACTGCTAATTTCCGCAAAACTCTCTCACCCGATTACAAAGGACACCGCAACCGCAAGAAACCTTGTGGATACCGACGAGTAATTAACAAACTTAAAGAAGAGTATAACGTCGTCATCATGCCAGAGATGGAAGCGGATGATGCGATTGGAATCCACGCGACTCGTTATCCAGGGAATGTCATCTGCTCACCTGACAAGGATATGAGACAGATCCCAGGTGAACTCTATGATCTTACCAACCCAGTTGTAACGATCACTAAAGAAGAAGGTGATCGGTGGCATTACATCCAAACGTTGGCTGGAGATCAGACAGACGGTTACTCAGGTGTGCCTGGCATTGGCATCAAAAGGGCGGAAGCTCTTCTAGATGGGCAAGGGTGTAACTGGAACACAGTAGTCAAAGCATTTGCTGAGAAGGAACTTGATGAGAGTCATGCGCTTCTTAATGCACGTCTAGCCAAGATCCTTCAAGTGGACAACTATGACCTTTCTGAACAAACAATCATCCTTTGGGAACCCTCCACCTCCTCCAGTTCTGGAGATGACGATGGAGCAGCAGTTCAAGCTGCGACAAATTGAAGATGCACTGAGGCATCCTGAGTCTGCTAAGGAAGATATTATTACGGTCTTCATGGCTCTCCAACGGCAGACTTTCTGCCTCACTAATTCACTCAACAACCTTCTAAAGCATTGGCCACGAGAAGCACCCACATCGAAGGACCCGGATACTATCGCAGGGGTAAGGTTGAAGTATGGGACTTCATCCGAGACCAAGGACTGAATTACCACCTAGGCAATGCAATCAAATACATCTGCCGTGCTGGGTACAAGGAAGACAAGATCAAAGATTTAACAAAGGCAATCCACTACTTACAGAACGAGCTTGAAAACGAGATCCTTCATAAGCGACCAAGCCCAGGAGTTCAGGAGAAGTTTCCGGGTCAAGAACAGTACGAGCAGAGTTTCACGGACTGGGCAGAAGAATTTGATCGTTGAAGAGTTCAAGGAGTTCCTTGATGCTGACAACGAGATGTACTTGATGGGTCAAAAAGATAAAGCCCATTGCCTAAAAGAGCTAGCAGATCTGGTCTATGTCTGCTACCAGTACGCAATGAATATGGGGTGGGATTTAGACGAAGCCCTTAACCGTGTTCATCGCAGCAATATGACCAAGCTCGATGAAGACGGCAACCCCATTTATCGAGACGATGGAAAGGTTCTCAAGGGACCTAATTATGAACCACCTAACCTTAACGATTTAGTATAGATGTCAACCGCTAACAAAGAAGTAATCGCTCGCACCGGTCGTGTGCAGAGTTGGATTGATGATCCTACCTCACGACTTCCAGTGTCCTGCACCGTCTTTGTGGTGGAGGATGAGATGGAGGGACCAAATGGAATTGAAGCATCCTGGCGTTTTGTTTCCCACGCTCTCCGCTACGGAGCTGGCGTGGCTGTTCATCTATCGAAGCTACGACCTAAGGGATATCTAAACGGCAAGGGATTGGTTGCGTCTGGTCCAGTCTCCTTTGCCAAGATTTATTCCACTCTCAATGAGATCCTGAGGCGTGGTGGTGTCTATAAGAACGGAGCTGTAGTTTGTCACCTCGATCTGAACCATCCAGATGTTCTTGACTTCATTCAAGCAAGTCGAACCGAGCTTCCCTGGGTCAAGAGGTGCGTCAACATCAACCCCTTCTGGTGGCACAACGTCACTACAGAAGTGAAGGAAGCACTGCTACAAGGAATCCGTCAAGGGGATATTTGGTTGAACAAAACCAAAGTAGATCACAATGGTAAGCGTATCCGTGGAAACGTCTGCTTAGAGGTCTACCTGCCCTCTAGAGGCACCTGTTTGCTGCAGCACATCAACTTGGGTCAATGCGAAGTCGAAGACCTTGTACCGGCCTTTGTAGACGGTATGGCGCAACTCTGTTCACTACATGCCAAGACGGGAGTAGGAGATTCGGGTGAGTACCTATCTCCTGCGACTGACCGTCAGGTTGGACTTGGGATGCTTGGCCTTGCCAACCTCTTGCGTAGGTACAACGTAACCTATAAGGAGTTTGGTGAAGCACTGGATGCTGTCAGCAAAGGTGTTGACTACAAAGAGACACCAGCTAAAGCACTGGTCCATGAACTGCAGTTGGCTATTAACACAGCTGCTCAGGTAGCTAGGGCAAACGAGATGGAGCGTGCATTTGCAATTGCTCCAACGGCTTCCTGTAGTTACCGTTACAAAGATTTGGACGGGTACACCACCTGTCCCGAAATTGCTCCTCCCATCGCTCGTCAGGTTGATCGTGACTCAGGCACCTTTGGTGTTGAGAGCTTTGATTACGGACCTGTTGAGATTGCCTCAGACGTTGGGTGGGAGGATTACAAAAAAGTCGCTGATGGCATCGTAAGGATGCTTGATAGCACGGGACTTCTTCATGGTTATAGCTTCAATAGTTGGTCCGATGTGATCACCTACGATGAAGCGTTTATCGAAGAGTGGTTAGCTTCACCGCAAACCTCCCTTTATTATTCGCTTCAGGTAATGGGTGACACGCAAGACAAGACCAACGCATACGCTGCCTTGGATCAGTCAGAAGTGGATGCCTACCTGGAGTCACTTCTAAAAGATCCTGCTCCACAGTGTAATTGCGGCGAATGAATCCCTATCAGAAACTCTTAGAACGTAAAAGAACCTGGACACCTGTTCAAACTACAGCAGGCAAGCTTGCTGAAGGCTCAGAGGAAACCATCTATCGAGCTTTGGCAATCCGCCACATGGAACTTCCTGTAGGCGAATTTATCAATGAAGCGTTAAAGAATGAAGTACCAGAGAGCTCAGTATCTTTACTGCGATCCAACATCCAGGATGAAGAGAAGCATGATCTTGCACTCTCTTATATCGCCAACGCTATCGGCACTGATGAAAAGGCTGAAGCAGAAGCGATCCGCCTCAGAGACGCCTGGATTGCTCATCCAGATCATACGGTCCTCAAAGCAATGGTGGCCGAACGTGCGATCTTCTTTGTGCTCCTCCCGTTCTTCCGCTTTAACGGTGATGCTGGTCTACGAACAGTATCCGCCGACATCAGTCGGGATGAACAGGTCCACGTAGCTTGCAATAGTTTGATTTGTCAGGAACTCAACCTGACAGTTAGCCCATCGTTGGACAAGCTTCGCAAGGCAACAATCAATTGGGTGATGGAACCACTCCAACGCTCAACCAACAAATATCTGGACAAAAAATTTTGGCTGGATTCGAGTGACTCGTTGATGTACTCAGGCAAAGCCGAAGGGCTGTTTGAGACACAACGTGCTCGTATGCCAGCGTTCTTTGAACATGCAAATCCTAACCTCCCACAGTACGCTTAACATTGGCCTAACTGTGGAACGACTTCTAGAAGAACTAGAAGATCTCTACCCAGCATTCAATCCAGCACCTGATCAACCCAACAACGTCATTATGTTTAGGGCTGGTCAACGCAGTGTGGTCGATTGGATTATATCAAGAATTACCGACGAGGAACTTTAATTATGTGTGGTGGTGGTGGTGACGGTGGAGCAGGAGCAGCACGAGCTGCAGCTGCTGAAGCATCGGCACGATATGAACGAGAACTAGCACAAGTCGAAGCACAAAACCGTGCGACTATTGCAGCAATGAAGCAGCAGTACACGCCACCTCCGGTGGACACGATGGCTACTGTTGATTCAAGCAATCAAGGCGTCAAGCCTAAGAAGTCCAGTAAGTCATCGACCTACGATGCAAACACTGGTAAGGATTCATTGAAGATCCCCCTAAACACGGGAAGCACTTC